TCATTATAGGGTATATATGAAATCTGACAATATTCCCCAAGAATACTGGACAATCGAATACCGTGAGCCGCTGACTGGTGGCCCACGGTCAATTAAGGTATATGAGTCCACACTGATGGACGCATTGACAGTTTTTAATACCCAGGGGAAGACCTCAGGGTTTGATACACCACTCCGTATGACCTACTCGTATGGGGTAAACGGGCAGACCTATGCCTTCACATTACAGGGACGCTATGCCGTTCCACGGAGAGTCTAGTATGATCCGCAATATCATATACCACTGGCCTGTTATAGCCTTTCTGGTTATCGTGGTTGTTTTGATGGCTGTCGCCGATATGAATTGGCCGAGCCATATGGGACCTCAGAATGTCTTGATTGATAATCTGATGTCCTTAGTCTAACAGACCCAAGGAAAACAGTCTATACCAAGTGGACCCGATCTTGAGCTCAGTGCGATGTTGTGCTATATTGGATCATGGAAAAATCCCCGCCAGCATATCTAACCGCCAGAACGAAAAAACTTGTACAAAAATTCCCGGAAAAATTTTATGAACCTGAAAGCAACCCCTAAACGATACCATATCATCTACCGCAATATCGCAGGTAGTATGAGACAGACCTGGGTGACAGCCATTCAGCACTATGCTGCTATTGAGCAGTTTAAGAAGGAATACGGTCATCTGATGGACCCTGACCACTCTCCTCTCAATATAAAGGAGATGGACAATGGGGTCTGTATCAATCGTTGGTCAATGGATAATGCATACTGTGGACTCCCTGAAAGACGGAATGTGGCCATGGATGCATACCGAACACTTCCGGAAAAAGGATAATATATGAAAACATACGAAGTTATCAGTAAAACAAAAGACGGCAAATTGGTCGTTGTCGCTTCTACGGAGGCAAAAGATGCGGATCAAGCTGCAAAGCAAACCGCTAACTTCTGTAATATGATGGACATTAAAGTCCATTCTATTCGGGTGGTCAAGTAATATGGACTACAAAACACAAACAGCGAAGCTTCTTGCCACAGAGAATATTACTGTAAGGCATTCTCTACAGGCTGAGACAGCTTCTTTTGATGTCAAGCATCGTGTTCTTACATTACCAGCATGGACAGTAGAAGATTCAGTTATTCTGGATATGATGACTGGACATGAGGTTGGTCATGCATTATGGACCAAGATGGAAGACTGGGAGAAAGCTCTCAAGGAATTGGATCTCCATAAGGCGATCACCAATATCGTGGAAGATGCAAGAATCGAGAAGAAGATCAAAAGACGGTACCCTGGTTTGGTGAAGTCTTTTGTTTCTGGTTATCGCACTCTGGAACGCAAAGGCTTCTTTTATAAGTCTGGTGAGGATGTCAAGGATTTTAATATGATTGATCGTATTAATCTCCACTTTAAACTCGGACATTTAAGAGGTATTCCTTTTTCCACAGAAGAATACTTTTATGTCGATATGGTGGACCAGTGCGAGTCCTGGGATGATGTCGTTAAGTGTGTACTAGCCTTAATGGAATATCTGGCGGAAAATGGTCAGACAACCGGACAATCACTCGATTTTACATCCAATTCTAATGATATAGGGACAGGGTCACCGTTAGATGGTGGTGATACTGAGCTCATGGAAGAAGATATGGATGGTTCAGATTCGGATTCTTCAGAAGATGATGAGGATGATGATGATGATACCGGTGCAGATTTCAAGGAACTCCAGAATAATGATGAACAGCAAGGAGATGTAGATACTCGGTCCACCAGTGAAATGTTGGACGATATGTACGATGATATGCTCGGTGAGACTCAGGACAATTTCGATGAGGCTGTCAGGAATGAACTGGTAGAACGGGACAAGTATAATGACGAGATTTATTATTTCGGTCTGCCGGATGCAAATCTCAAAAACATCATTATTCCTTACACCCAGGTATTGGATGAATTGCCGAAGCTCAATAAAAAGAATCTCAGTGCTATTCAGGAACGGTATGCAGATATGATAGAAAGATACCCGAATACTGAGTTTCCTATTCTTAATCTGGATGATGGTTACATGAAGTTCCGTCGGAACTCCCAGAAGATTGTCGGTTACATGGCAAAAGAGTTTGAGCGCAAAAAGTCAGCGGCTGAATATCGTAAGGAATCTATTTCCAAGACAGGTGTTCTGGATATGACCAAGATTCACAGTTACAAGTATAATGATGATCTGTTCCTTCGGAATACGATTCGACCTGATGGTAAGAATCACGGGATGATTATGTTACTCGATTGGTCAGCGTCTATGATTCCTCATCTGTCAGATACCATCAAGCAGGTGATATCACTGGTATGGTTCTGTCAGAAAGTCAATGTGCCTTTTGAGGTGTATGCCTTTACTGGTGGATGGTCAGACCCGGAACGCAGCCGTCAGGAAGGTGAAGATCATAAAGATTGGTTGTCGAGACTTCTCAAACGCTACGGTAACTGGAATGTCAAAGTCAATGATGCCAGATTCAGCCTTACTGATAACTTTAAGCTGTTAAATCTGTTTTCTAGCAGAATGAGTGCCAAACAGAGCAGTCTGATGTCAAAAGTGCTTTTTCAGATGGGTGAAATTGTGACAAGAGAAAGGAAGAATTTTGGTGCCTATGATCTTGCCAATACTCCGATGCTTCAGGCATTAGTGTCTATGGTAAAAATCATTCCTAACTTTAAAGAGCATTATAAGATTGATGTAATGAACCTTATTACTCTGACCGATGGACAGGGCAATAACTCATTTGATTGTATCTGTATGCTTGATGAGAATGGGGAGGAAAAATACACTGGTCGCAGATTCCGTAAGGCGAGACTGGCTGATCCGATTACTCGTAGGGAATATAACCTTGAGAATGAAAGTAGTCAATACGAAAGATACTACCATGACGGGGTGATTCAGGAACGAGCTGTAATGCACCTCTTGAGAGACCGTTACGACTTGAATATCGTTGGATTATTCATTGATTCAGAATCTCATGGTAAGTCGGTTCGTACCAGAGTCCTTGAAGATTTTATCGGACATCGTTATTACAATAAAGAGAAGTTCACAGAGGTCCGTCAAGGGTTGAGAAAGACTGGAGTGGCAGAAGTTCCTAACTGGCATTATGACCAGTTCTTTATTGTGCCTGTCGGTAAACTTAGAGATACTGCTGAGGAACTGGAAGTCGATGGAACCATGACGGTATCAAAAATCAAAAATGCCTTTAAAAAGAATCAGACCGTAAAGTTTGGCAATAAGGTATTAGTCAATAAGATGATGGATATCATTGCTTAAGAGATGTGTGGTCCGTTAGTGAAATCGGTTATCACGCTAGCCTGTCACGCTGGTATTAGGGGTTCAAGTCCCCTACGGACCGCCACGACTCGGGGATTGGCCAAGTCTGGTAAGGCGCCTGCTTTGGGAGCAGGAGATCGGAGGTTCGATTCCTCCATCCCCGACCAAACCCTTATAAATCAAGTACTTATAGGGCGTCGTCCCGCCTCCCGTAAGTGTTTGATTTATAAAGGTTTTTTAGAAACCGCAGGGAGCTTGGACTTCCCTCGTAAACCGTTGATTTATATAGGAAAAAAAGTTGGGTTTTTGTCCAGATTTTTCGGAATCTTCCAGAACCAACCCTTGTAAGTCATTGATTTATAACGACTTTTTAGGGTGCTTGACGATATCCTGAAAGTGTGGTATAATGTTGTTATTGAATCGAACACAGCCCATATTAGGAGATACTTATTTAACTATGGCTACTTTAAACACCTTTAACCGTCATATTGATACCCCCAGCTATACAGGGAATTATTATTTCTATACGGTCGACTTCATGGACATTTATAGCGGGCAGCATTATTTCCGCATTATTGATGCCGGTGTCGATATGACCCATGAGGAACGCATGGCACACTTTGATGCCGATATCAACGGTTGTATGAATGGCGTGGGATATGACCCCCGCTACGAGATCACGGCATACGAGTTGGATATGGATGAGGACGAGATGACCGAGAATGGTCTCCGTGCGAATGTCTTACACGACACCTATTGGTCAGCCGTTCTACAAGGAGCAGCATAATGACAGTTAAACAGAATTTGGTAGTTGATTATGAGGATCAGGCAGATTGGTTGCAGGACTCCATCGTGATCGAAAATGTCGAATTGACTGGTAACCACGATAATTTGATTATCGAATTGGAACAGGCAGTTTATGATGGGACCCGTGAAAGATACGATCCCCCAAGTTCCCATATCCGAATCGTGGGTTATGCACCTGCTGATTCCGATGTGACAGTAAAGCGTGGTCTGAATTTTTGGACCGATGAAGATAACATTTTTGCAAACTAAGGAGTATTAAATGGCAAAAATCAAAATGACCGATAAACGCAGGGAGTTTGTCCATGCGGCACTTGATGTCCTTGGTAGTGATACCAAGATCATCGACCGAACCAAGATTGCTGAAGTCTTGGATGCCTATGATGGATTGTCATTCCCTGCATGGGCGGTTGGTAAGGAACTCAAAACGGAAGTCCGTGGGGAGTATTACTTACCAACTCTGGATGGAGAATATGAAAAAGATGCTCCTTCCAATATGAACCAGGCGCCTGTTAAAACGGCAGAAGGTTCTGTCTCGACAATCGCAATGGTGCCCAGTGCTATCGGTGTGATGGATCAGCAGGACTCTTATATTCCTGAGAAGTTTGACGGATATGTTCCGTGGGGAAATTTTAATACCGTAAAGAGCGTTGTAAAGTCTGGGATCTTTTATCCCATCTTTATTACCGGTCAATCTGGTAATGGTAAGACCCTCATGGTCAAGGAAATCTGTGCCAAACTCAAACGGGAATATGTCCGTGCCAATATCACGGTAGAGACCGATGAGGATGACCTGATCGGTGGTTTCCGTCTCCTGAATGGTGAGACCGTCTGGCATGATGGTCCTGTGGTGACTGCCATGAAGCGAGGCGCTGTTTTGCTTCTGGACGAGATTGATTTGGCATCTAATAAGATCATGGCCTTGCAGCCTGTTCTTGAGGGTTCATCCATCTACCTCAAAAAGATTGGTAAATGGGTGCATCCTGCCAAAGGGTTCACGGTTGTTGCTACTGCAAACACCAAAGGCCAGGGTTCTGACGACGGACGCTTTATCGGTACTAATGTACTGAACGAAGCCTTCCTCGAAAGGTTCCCTGTCACCATCGAACAATCTTACCCGTCAGCTTCTATGGAGAAGAAAATTCTCAATAACGAGCTTGGCAAACACGACCTGAAAGATGGTGAGTTTTCGGACAACCTTGTTAAGTGGGCAGATGTTATCCGCAAAACCTTTTATGAAGGTGGTTGCGATGAAATCATTTCCACTCGCCGGTTGGTTCACATTGTCGGTGCCTTCTCCATCTTTAATGATAAAATGAAGGCAATCGAATTGACGGTGAACCGTTTTGATGCTGAAACCAAAGAATCGTTCCTCGACCTCTATACAAAAATCGACGCCGGTGCGGATGTCGAATCGTTAGTGGAAAAACAGAATGACTCCGAGGACGATGATGAGGAGGAGGAAGATTATAGTTTCTAAACAGTGGGGTGCGGCTCTTAGGTGACTGGGAGCCTCCACCTGAAGCTTGGAGAGGCACTTATAGAAAGCTCTGTCACACATCGGGTGTGACACATCTATCCTGCCCCCTAACATTAAGAAACAAGGACCCTATCACATGTGATAGGGTCCTATTTTTTTACTTTAAGAGTTAAATGAAATGAAAAGACCTATTTGTGCTAATCATGGATGTGATAAATTATGTACTCATTCTGGTAGACGACACCGACCTGTTTGTGCCCGATGTCATAAGGCTGGATATGGTGTAGGAACTTATAAGGAAGGTGTAGTACCAGTCCGGAAAACAATTTGTGATAATGCAGATGGACGTTTAGGATTTCCATGTGCAACTGGAGGTAAAGAATTACCTTCTTGTATGTTTGACTTGGATCATATTGATGGTGACCATTATAATAATGTTCCAGATAATTTGCAAACACTAGATAAATGTTGTCACGCTGAAAAATCTAAACGGGAAGGTGATTGTAAACGTCAAGATAGATATTTAACACTTCTTGACAAAGCTGCCTAATTGTGGTATACTATAATTATGTATATTGAAGTAAGAGAAAAATCTGGTAAGTATTATGTAATAATGCGGCATGAGGATTCAACATCGAAACCTCTAGCTCAGTTTGCAACTACTTATCAGCATGAGGCGCAGAATGTCGCAAGACAATATGCAAAACAAAACAAATGTTTGGTTAGATGGACATCAGGAGGAATAGAAACTCCAGACTTACCAATACAACCAGACGATTCCCCTGTGGAGGGTTAAGGCAATGAAACGATATTGATTGTCTGGCAGACTTGCGATCTGCCAGTCGGTGTAAATCGCAATAATAGAGAAAAAGTCCTACACATACAGTAGGCAATATATGATAGAAAAGTCCTTGACCAATTTCAGGCATCAAAAGTGATCTCGATAGCACTGCTCTGCCGATACTAACTAAGGCAAAGAAACCCTCGCTTCGGCGGGGGTTTTCTTTTATATCAATCACTTATACGGCGTCTGAGCCATATATTTATTTGCTCCTCGTTCTTATATAAATATTACAGAATGAGGACAAATAATTTATGGCATTTTTAGGACAAGATGGTTTTTATTGGGGAATCGGTGTAGTTGAAGATAGATTTGATCCCGAAAAATTAAATCGTGTAAGGGTTCGTTGGTTAGGTCTCCACGATGAAGATAAAGAGAAAATTTTAACTAAAGATTTACCCTGGGCCCAGGTCATGCAGCCTGTTTCTTCTAGTTCTATGGCCGGAGTTGGAGATACAACTAGTTCAATTAAAGAAGGAACATGGGTTGTTGGATTTGCAAAAGATGTCAATTCATTACAAGATTGGATTGTTATGGGAACCCTTCCTGGTGATAATACCACAACAGCTCTTCAAGGTGAATCAGATAAAAAGTGGGCCAAATATAGAGGCAATCTAAAAGAATATAATAAAGAAGTCATTACAGAACAGGCTGGCCGACGACGGAGACCAGTACCAATCGAAGCTAGTTTAGCTAATAAATTTGTAGATTACGAAAAAGGGTTCCATGATCCTACTGTGGATATGCGGAATGTTCCTTATCCTCCTAGTGATGTAACAATTGGTCATAGTCAAAAATTTTATGATTATGACCATGGGCCTGGTAAACATTATCCAGATATACATGAAAATGCTTTAGAAAAACCTAGAGCATGGTATGCTAATAGTGAAAGTGGGTATTGTGGAACAAGACCAAAATTTGTAATGAAAAGGGAAGAACGTCCAGATGATATGTACATATGGACACCTAGACTACCTAATTATAAACCTGCGGGAAAGGCCCCAAATGATTTAAAGGAATGTTCAGAAGATTGGGCCCAAGAGTTACCTCCTTATGAAGGTTATGCTCCTAAATTTGTTCGATTAACACATTCAGACATTTTACATTATCTTTATAGAACCACTAGGCGGGTTACTGCTGATGCTCGGCAATGTCCTGAAGGTTTCGGAACTTTTACATGGCCGGATGTTCAGACATATGGATATCAGCAGAGAATGGGTAATGTAATATCTACTGGATATTTGGAAGATGACTATTGGCGGGCTGATAAGGAAGCAGGCAAAGCGCCAGGAGGTACTTGGGCACCTACTTGGCCGATCACCAGAGATACACCAACAGTTTCTAAAGATTCTGCTGGTATGACTGGTATAGACCCATTAGACAATAGAGCATCTTGGGGTCAAGAATCTGGTGATGAAACTGGTTACTTTTTACTAGATGGGGAAGAATATAGGATCTCTCATCCAAGAACACGATATGTACAAAAAGGAAAATTAACACCATCACATAGATTAGAGGTAAAAGAATTATTTGAAGCTGGTCAATACGGAACTGGTATCTATAATATTAGTAATCCTAATAAAGCAGAAGCTCGTAAAGATATTAAATGGAAAGATGTAAAAAATACTGATCTAGTATTACTACCTGAAAAGGATACTAATAGACTTGCGGAAGGCGGTATACCCATTCAAAAAATTGATGGTAATATGGTTACTACTAAAGTCGGTTTATATGGAGATAGTACTAATTATTTTGCTCAACCTAAAGAAAGTAGAGGAAAAAATGCAAAACCTTTAATTCAAAAAGGTGATATTATAATGATATCAGGCGTTAGAGGTGCTGAAGAATATAACGGCAGAATTTATCGCTGTATGACCGTAACTGATAAAGGAACTAGTTTTGAAATTAAATTAGGTACCCAGGATGGAATTCCTTGGTCTGGTCCAGGAAGCATTGAGTATGCTGATACAGAAACTACAACACCGTCGGTTATTGATGCTGTAGATTTGCATGATAGTTATTATAGCTTATTTTCTGCTTATTTGGGTGAAGGTGTAATTACAGTTAATCCACATTGGTCAATTAGAGCAAAAGCAGAAACAAGAGAACGTCAAATTAATATTGGTAATCCGGAAATGAATACCGGAATCAATTCACGGTTCTGGAACCAACCTACAAGTCGTTGGGCTGCTCAGTATCCATATAATCATGTATACGAAACCGAATCAGGTCATATTAGAGAATATGATGATACTCCAGGTGCAGAACGAATCCATGAAATGCACCGATCTGGTACATATTACGAAGTTGACCATCAAGGCACAAAGGTTGATTATGTAAAAGGTGATAATTATAATATTCGTATCTTTGATGATTATCTTTATGTCAAAGGTAAAGTTGCATGGACGGCTGATGATGAGATAATGATTCGAGCTAATGACAGAATGGATATATCTGCAAAATGGAAGATACAAATTCATTCTGGTGGGGATTTAGATTTATCATCAAAACGTAATGTTAATATACGAGCTCTTGGTGATATTAATATGCAGTATGATGGTCATATGAATATTTTGGGTACTGCATTAGGTCCTGAATCTGCAAAGTATCATGCTGGGACTCGGAAATGTAAAGAACTTTCTATATTATTTACAAAGACGGGTAATATCCAAACAGAGGCTATAGAGAGTATAAAGATTCAGGCCGATATTAAAGATATATCACTAAAAACATTAACTGATAATATTTTCATTAGCTCGATGGCTAATATCGAACAGTTTTCATATTTAGCTAATAAAACTTATGCTTTGACAACTGTTGATGAAATTTCAGCATCACATAATAATAGAACTACTGCGGCCGGAGATATTTACGAAACTACTTTAGGTGGTAACATATATGAATATGCTGCAGCTGGCCAAATCCGAGCAGAGGCTATTGCTGGTACTATTGACTTATTATCATCAGGTGCCGGAGTAAATATCACCGCACTAACCAGTAAAGTTGAAGTCTGGGCCGCTCAGAAAATTAATTTAGAAACATTGGGAAGTGATATTAATATTAAATCTGGTCTTGGAATATTTGCTACTTCGGCCGAGGCGACTCACATATTATCTAATGATTTATTGCGTATAACTTCTAAAAAAGATATGGATATAAAATCTATTGATGCACAGATATTACTTGAGGCAAAATCAGACAGCATTCATATAAAATCTGAGACAAGTTTATATCTCCAATCTGATATAGGTAGTATATATAGTAAAGCTTGGATATCCCATTATATGCAGTCGGGTCTCAATTTTAATAATCTAGCTGCGGGCAATATTATTGAAACTGCAACTCAGATTCATATGAATGGTCCGGCGGCAGCTCCGGCCGAGGATGCAACAGCTGCTGCCGACGCTGCCGGGGCTATTGCTGCCTTTACTCTTACACCAGAAACAAAACCAATTGCTAATCTTGCATACCTGGCACCAACTATAGATATTATTCCTATAGATATTCCTGATCCTGATTTAGCTAACCCAATTGGTTTAGGATTAAATGCAAATGATCCAGTAGAACCGGGGTCTGGATATGGTGGTGAAAATATCCGAGTCACACATGACACCATTAATGATATTATTGCTGGTAAGAGTAATACTAAATTTTAAGGAAATATAGATATATGGCATTTGGAATTAGTTTAGGCGGTTTCTTTTCACGGGTAGTATCTTCTGCAGCTGCCCTTGCAAAAACAGCTTTCGGACCTATTATGACTGCTGCACAATCGGCGGCCGGGCAGCTTTCTTCTGGATTTTCTGCATTACAAGGATCTGTTAGTACCGGTCTTGGGATGAGTTTGCAATATGCAATTACACTACCCCCAGCCATTTCAATGGGGTTGAATATATTACAAAATCCCATGGGTTTTGTAAAAGGTTTGGCTGGTGCAATTGTTGGTAAGGCTATAACAGACATCACCAATAAAGTTGTAAATCCAGTATTAAATAAAGCTGGGTTTAATGCGAATATTGGAATAAACCCAGCTGGTATGGGAATATCATTAGGATTAAATTTGCAAGGTCCGGCAGGATTAGGTCTTTCTATAAATGGTGGAAGTGCTAATTTGTCTTTAGTTAATAGTGCTGTTCAAGCAGAAATTGGAACTTATGGTAATACACTACAAACAGCAATTGGTACTCAAGCATTAACTGCTGCTGGTACTCTATTAAATTTTCCAGCAAATTCTATGAGTATTAATGGTACAATGATTGGAAGCAGCACAAGTGTTACATTGGGTGGTTTGGCTGCAGCCCAGTCCCACGGTCCAAATGGCGGTCATTTTTCTCAAAATCATGGGGGATTGGCTATACAAATGGGTGGTGGTGTTAATGGTGGTAATGCTGGAGGTAATCCAACTATTGCAGCTGCCAGTTGTCCTCCTAGGATGTTAATTAATGGTGAATGTGAAGTTCCAAAAACCGGTTTTGAAAATTATATAGACGAGAATGGTAATATTAAAATATTCGGAAATGCACAAGGTGGAAAACATGGTGAACCTGCCGATCCAGAGTCTCAATCTACTGACGGAGATAGTTGTGGTGATTCTTCTGAGCATGATGGATCTAGTCCTAGTGGTGGTAGTGACCATGGTGGTTATGGTGGTGGTCCGGGAAATCCACATGGTGGTGATTTCGGCGACGCCTCGGACGTAATCTGAAAGGAGATAATATAAATGGGATTACCAGTACTACCAACACATAGACACACAGATGATAGGGTTTGTGGAGCAGATACAACAGTTATAAATCAAGATGATGTATTTGCAAATAATTTACTTGTATCTTCAGATGGAGATACTTGTAGCCATGGTGACGGAGGACTAAATCCAAATGCACATCATGTTTATGTACATAATATATTAGTAGTTGGTCATCTCGCAACAGCTGCACCTGATGGTCAGTGTGTACCTGTAGGACCTCCACATTGTGCACCATCTACATCAGAAGGTTCGCCTAATGTATTTGTAGGAAGTTAATTATTAAATGGAGAATAAAATGTTGGAAAATTTGAATGAAAGAATAAAAGATAGAGATGTAAGTTTGGGAGTAGTAATGATAGTTGCAGGAATTTCGGTATGGTTTGTACCTAAGTTGGCTGCAGTTGGTTTGGTGATATATGGTTTAGTCCAAACATTTTGGAAGAAGGAAGATAAGGTGCAAGTAGAAGAACATCACCATCACCATCATCATAATAATAATAAATCACGAAAGAAGGCTCCGAGGAAGAAGAATGGCTAAAAAAATACATTTACCATCTTCAATAAAAAAAGAAACAGTAAAAAAGAGAACGTCTATTGGAGATGGGCCACGTTCTAGGCCAAAGAATAAACATAAAAAGAGAACTTGGAAAAAGTATAGAGGACAGGGAAAGTAGATAAATATTAGATATGCCAGCAACACAATACAATACAGGATTCACAGATGATGAATCTGTAAACAATAGTTCTAGAAGTAATTATATTTACAAGGACTTAAATTTATTTTTCTCCCGTAATCCAGTTACTGGAGATGTTTCTACAGTTACGGATGTGCAGAATATAAAGAGAGCTGTCCGTAACCTAGTTCTTTTAAATACTTGGGATAAACCATTTCATCCAGAAATAGGAACTAATATTAGAGGTGCTTTGTTTGAAAATTTTACTCCTATTATGGTTGCTGTGCTTCGTGAAAGAATAGAGGAGTCTATAAAGAGATGGGAACCCAGAGTTACGGTAACAAATGTTAATTTTGGAGAAGTTGAACAACATTTAGATAATAATGAAATAAGATGTACTATTGAATTTACTATAAACAATGTTCCAGAACAAATAGAAGAAGTGGAATTAATGCTACAGAGAATACGATAATGGCAGCGGGATTAAACACAGAAGGTAAATTACAAATTACAGAATTAGATTTTGATGATATAAAGTCTAATTTAAAAACTTATCTAAAAAGTCAAAATCAATTTACTGATTTTGATTTTGAAGCATCTGGTATGAATATCTTATTGGATACTCTTGCTTATAATACACACTATCAAGCATTTCAAGCTAATATGTTAGCGAATGAAATGTTCCTAGATACTGCTGTTAAAAGAAACTCCGTAACTTCTCATGCAAAAGCTTTAGGATATACACCCACATCAGTAAAGGCACCTACCGCATATGTTAAGGTGACTGTTAATGATGCAAATACAGCTACAATATTAATGCCGGAAGGATTTGTTTTTACTACAACTATTGATGGCGTCAGTTATCAGTTTATTAATACTACGTCTAGAGTTCTAACACCAACGGCCGGCATTTATACTTTTGGTGAAACAAATGGTATTCCAATTTATGAGGGTACTTGGGTTACAACAGAATACACAGTAGATATAGACGATCCCGATCAAAGATTTCTTATAGAAAATGCTAATGTAGATACTTCAACATTGCAAGTTCAGGTACAAAAAAGTTCATCAGACAGTACAACTACTACATATACTTTGGCTGATAATTTAGTTAATATTACAGGAACAACAACTTCTTATTTTATACAAGAATCGGTTGATGGTAATTGGGAAGTATATTTCGGAGATGGTGTTGTAGGAAAAGCTTTAGGTGACGGTAATATTGTAATCTTAAAATATATTGTTACTAATGTTACAGATGCTAATGGTGCATCTGCATTTACACCTGCAGCTGCAATTTCTGGGTTTACTAATATTACTGTGGTGACTGAAACTGCAGCGGCCGGGGGTGCAATTGCAGAAAGCATAGATGCTATAAAACAAAGTGCTACATTTAATTATACTACACAAAATAGAGCAGTAACTGCTGAAGATTATAAAGCAATATTACCTACTCTTTATCCAGATATAGAATCTGTTGCAGTATGGGGTGGTGAATATGCTGATCCGCCAGTGTATGGAAAGGTTTATATTAGTATTCGACCAAATACAGGTGCAAATCTTACTAATACTACTAAAGAGTCTATTAAGAATCAATTGAAAAATAATTATACAGTGGCCAGTATTACACCTGAGTTTATAGATCCAGTGACAACAAAAATTATACCTATTGTTAATTTTAAATATAATGCTACAATAACCAATAAAACAGCAACAGATTTGGAAACATTGGTTGCAGATGCAATATCTACATTTAGTGATAATAATTTGGAAGCTTTTGAAAGTCTTTTTAGATATTCAAAATTTATTAAAACTATAGATGATGTTGATACTTCTATATTGTCTAATATTACGACCATTACTATGACACAAGAATTGACTCCAACAATATCTACATCAGCAAAGTATACTATAGATTTTAATAATCCACTCTATAATCCACATTCTGGTCATATGTCAATATTATCTAGTACGGGATTTACAATTAGTGGTAATGCAAATACTTTATATCTAGATGATGATGGTAGTGGAAATATTCGTACTTATTATCTTTCAGGCGCAACAAAAACTTATGTTAATTCTACTGTAGGAACTATATCGTATACTACAGGTCAAATAGTAATAGATGCAATAAACATTACTGCGGTATCTAATAGTAGTGGTACAATAACATTAACAGTTAATCCAAGTTCAAATGATATAGTGCCTGTCAGAAATCAAATATTAGAAATTGATACTTCTAATATGACAGTAACAGGTGAAGCTGATACTATTGCTGCAGGTTCTTCTAATGCCGGCACAACATATGTAACAAAGACTTCTTATTGATAAATGACAACAACTAAAAATAAAATTTCTGTTTTAATCCCAGAACAGTTACCTGATTTTATAAAATCGGATCATCCTGATTTTGTTGGGTTTATAAAAAAGTATTATGAGTTTTTAGAGTCTGCTGAGCTCAAATTAAAAACATTAGGTAATAATGATTCAATATTAACTGAGGAAGGTAGTACTACTTATATTCTTTTAGAAGATGATAATTTTTATCGTAAAGGTGAAAGTAATACAATTATTTTAGAAGATTATAATCAGACATGGGTAGGTGGTGCAGCAATTGGTGCACCTAGTGAAGAAACTCCTGTAGGTGGTGATACATTAACTGCTGCTAGCCGTGAGAGGACAGCAGGTTCTTTTATAAATGGTGAAACGATTACTGGTCAAACATCAAACGCTACGGCTGTAATTCGTGCAGAAGATATTAATCATAATTCTAGATTATTCATATCATCGCAAAACAAATTCATTATAGATGAGCAAATTATTGGTGCAACTTCTAATGCATCTGCTTATATAAAAAGTTATACAGCCAACCCTGTTCAAAATATTTCTGATTTAATGGAATATGCTGATATTGATGATACAATTGATATTTTCTTTGAACAATTTAAAGAAGCTTTCATGCGGACAATTCCTAGAAAGCTTGCTACAGATATTACAATTACAGATGAAGCTGGGGTTACTAGATTAGCTACTTTAGATGAAAGAAATATTTTAAAGAATATTAAAGACCTTTATAGAGCAAAAGGAACTAGAAAAGGACATGAAATATTCTTTAGAATATTGTTAGGTGAAAGTGTAGATTTATTTTATCCTACAGAAAATATATTTAGAATATCAGATGGTACATGGGCAGATGATACTACATTAAGAGTTGTTCAAGTCAATGATGCTTTACTATTAGAGAATGATGAAAATGACCAATTGTATTTGTTAATGGAAAATGGAGAACATATAGAACAAGAAGGTTCTACATTACTTACCCATGATATGAGTAAATTGGTTGGAGAAACAATTACACAAGATGCTGCAAGAGACCTTACGATTGAAGAAGGACAGCCTCATCATCCAGATACGGTTGGGTATGCAGGACCTGCCGGCGGTTATTCTATACTAGGGAAAGCAACTGCAACAGTAGAATCTATATCTCAAATTCAATTGGGACCTGTAGTTCTTTATGATTTAACACTTACAGAAGGAAGTTTATCTGGAACATTTTTACCCGGCCAAAGAATTTACGGTCAAGATAATACAAATGCAAATAGAACTATTTTGGCCAAAAATACTTCTATGTTGTCGTCTATTTCTCCATCAATATCCGGACAATATTTTTCCACAGGTGATACATTAACGGCCGCTTCTGATATAGGTATTGGTGCTCAAGTTAGTATTGATGCTGTAACTTATGGTAAAGTATCTAATATTGAAATTTCAGATATCGGTAGTGGTTATGAAATAGGTGATGTATTATCAGTTTCTAACTCAGGAACAAATGGTACCGGTCTTGCTGCAGAAGTTGCTTTGGTTAATGGTAGTTTTGCTCCTGAAACAGGTTCTCTTACAAACGAATTTAGAATTACTTTAGAAAATGAAGTTGGAGAACTTCTTACGGAAGATACTACAACTACATATTTCACTCAAGAAGAAAATTATGGAATGGTATCTACAGACCATTTTATATTAGAAGATTATACAGTAATTTCTGATAATAAACCCGGGCGAAAATTTGTACAAGAATTGGGTGGTGGAATTGGTGATATTACGGATGTCAGAGTAACTGCTATAGGAAATAATTATTCCAGTCTACCAGCATTAACACTACCAACAACAAAAACATTACGAGTTAGAGCTTCTAGAATTTTAGCAGAAGATGAAGATAATATATTATTTGAAACTGGTGCTAAGATGATGTTGGAGGAAAACGTAGCTCTAACACAAACGACATTTGCCTATACGACAACGGGCGGACATATTCAAGAAACAACAAATACTCTTGGTAGTTTTGCTGTAGGAGAAGTTATAGATGCAACTGCACCTTCAACAGCATCAGGAACGGTAGTTAGACATTATCCTGATCCTGAAGTTCCAGATCATAATTATATAGAATATACAGAAATAGACAGTACAATAGTTGCTGGTGATACAGTAACCGGTGCAACATCTGGTAATAATGCTGTTGTTTTAAGTGTTACCAATAGAAGCGGTGGTAAAGTTATTGCAAAGGGTAATGGTACAGTCGGGCAGGTTACAGCTGCAAAGGTATTAGAACCCGGAATTCATTATACGGAAACACCTACATTAACAACGGTTACAAATATATTAGTTACCGGTGCATCGGCCGATCTTTTAGCTACCAAAATAATTACTGGTGGAACTAGTGGTGCTACAGCTCTAATAAAATCATATGATTCTGGTTCACAATTAATAAAGGTAACATCTGTTACAGGTACTTTTCAAGCTGATGAAGTTATTACTGAATCTGATACAGGAACAACAGCAACAATTAATAGTGTAGATTCTGTAACATTCACATCCAATATAGGTGCAACAGGTGTTTTTGGAAAGTATATTAATGAAGATGGATTTATATCTGAAGATTCAAAGAAAATTCAAGACAGTTATTACTATCAGGACTTTTCGTATGTAGTAAAAACAGCAACATCTATTACAATATGGAAAGATTCATTATTGAGTTCTGTACATCCATCTGGGTTTGCTTTATTCTCACAGATTGATCCAGTAAATACACTTAATTTGAGAATTAAGACAAGCTCTACTGTACCTGATCTGGCTGATGCTCGTGATTCATTTACACCTGACTTACTATCAACACTCAAGACAATCTTCACCACACAACTTGGTAGACGTTTGGGTGGTACTGCACAGACTGTAAGTTCAGCACCTCTTGTGGGAGTTCCTGCAGGAACACCATTAAGTAATGATAAAGATGTTTCTATAACACATCATATTATTTTAGATAGAAATTTAAGACAAACACGAGCTCGAAAAGGATCCGGAGAATCTATAATTTATCCAACAGTTACTATTCCAGCATCATCTGGTGATAGTCATTTTATAGGTGATGGTGGTTGGATTAGAAAAAATATAAATCGGTATATGTTTGCAGATAGTGAAAGGAGATCAGTAGATAGTTCTACAACATTTAGAGGTTATACTGGATTCTATGATAAGAGAGAATTAACAACATTAAATGAAGGTGGTACTTTATCAAATTCAGATACTACAATTACCTTAACTAGTGCTACACAATTCCCAACATCAGGAACTATTGTTATAGAAGATGAACAAATTACATATACAGGTAAATCTGGTAATGATTTAACAGGATGTACTAGAGGAGCAAATAGTACAACAGCTGCAACACACGCTGATGGAACTAATGTTTATAATTATAAATTTTGTACAACACAAAATACAGGAACTAGTGGTTCATACCATCCAGCACAATGGTCTGAATTTACTTTAGAACAAATAACAGATTTGCCTGGTGCAAAACATAATATACCTGCACCATCTGAAATAACAATATCGGTTACATAAACCTGTATAAATAGTAGAATAAAACGGAGAATTAATTTAAATGGCCGCAATTGTAACAAACAAATTTAGGATTCATAACGCAGAACAATTCTATGAATCATTTGGCGAGGCAGCTGCTTCTACCTATTATGTCTTTATAGGAAGGCCTCAGCAGTTTTCGACAACTACTGGTGGCGGTACAGATGCTTCTCCTCCTACACCTAATGATAGTGTAACTGATGAGTACAGACATTTTAGGGATATGTTAGCTGCTAAAAAGGTAAGTACAAGTGATTTATCTTTTGTTGTCCCTAGACGTAACTGGACATCTGGTACTGTATACGATGAATATAGACATGATTATAGTTCATCAGTAACTTCTACTAGTGGGGCAACAACACTTTTTGATTCTACATTTTTTGTAATGACTGATGAGTATAAAGTTTATAAGTGTATAGGTAATAATGCTGGCGCTGCAGCTACAGTAAAACCAACTAGTACAGGTAATACAGAATTTACTCTTGGTGATAGTTATATTTGGAAATATATGTACACTATGACTACCACTCAAGTACAGAATTTTCTTACGACAGATTTTATGCCTGTTATTGATACCTTAGGGACAGTGTCAGGTGGATCTCAAAGTACAGTATCGAGTAATGCTGTTGATGGTGAAATTCGTCATATTAAAATCACTACTGCTGGTGTTGGTTATACTAACGGCACTTATACTTCTGTTCCTATTCGAGGAAATGGTTCTGGTGGAACTTGTACTGTAGTTGTTGGTGGAGGTGCAGTTACTTCTGTTACCGTAACAGCACAAGGAACTGGTTATACATATGCAACAGTTTATGTTGATGGTATTTCTGGTGTAGGCACAGCATCTACTCCTGCCGTATTAACACCAATTTTAGGTCCAAGAAATGGTCATGGATATGATGCACTAAAAGAACTTGGTGCATTTTATGTAATGACAAATACAAGTCTAGCAGGAACTGAGGGTTCAGGTGACTTTGTTGTAGGACAGGATTTTAGACGAATTGGTTTAGTTCGTAATCCATATAATTATGGAACAACAACGGTATCCACAACATCTACATTAAGTGCATTAAAAAGTATAACTTTTGCTGCATCACCTACACCGGGAACTTTTAGTAATGATGAAATTATTACTGGAGGAACTTCTGGTGCAAAAGGTGTAGTAGTACATTGGGACTCTACAAACAGAAAACTTTATTATATACAAACTGAATATACTGGTGTAGATACAAATAAAAACTTAACAGCTTTTGCTACATCGGAGGTTGTTACTGGTGCATCATCTAGTGCTACTGGAACAACAAGTACAGTAAATAATCCTGAAATAGATTTTTATAGTGGTGATGTTATGTATGTTGAGCACAGAGCTCCTATTATGAGAGCATCAGACCAAACAGAAAATATTAAGTTAGTAATCGAGTTTTAAAAAATGGCACAAAAAACAGACCTGAATGTTACCCCGTACTATGATGATTTTGATGAAGCCGACCAATTTCATAGAGTATTATTTAAACCTGGAAAGGCAGTACAAGCTAGAGAATTAACAACCCTTCAAAGTATTCAGCAAAACCAGATTGAAAGATTTGGTAGACATATTTTTAAAGAAGGTTCAATTGTTATTCCTGGTAGCGTAGGATACGATAAT